GGCTGCGGGGATTGTTGCGGTTGCGATTTCGGTTGCGGTTGTTGGGGCATCGGGGGTTGGATTACCTGGTGTTCCGGGTGCGTCGTTGGCTGCGTTTGTTCGTGGGGTTATTGGGACGGGGGTGGTGGCGCCTGGGCTCCCTGGGGTATTTGCGAGTGTGGGTGGGGCTTCTGCGGGAGGGGTAGCGGGGGCGCCGGTTTCGGGTGTTGCGGGGGTGGTTGACGGGGCTGTGTCGACGGGGGTGGTTGGGATTGTTGCTGCCCTTGGGTCTGCGAGGGAATGTTCAACGTGCCAGTTTTATTTTCCGATCGCGGACGTGGTTGGGTTTGGGATTTGCCGGCGGTATCCTCCGATTGGTCCTCTTGGTCCCGAGGTCAAGTTTGATTGGTGGTGCGGGGATTATCGGTTGGTGCCGATTTGATGGAGACGCCTGAGGTTTTGATGCGGTTTGCGGGGCCGATGTTTGGGATACCGGTTGCGCCGTGGCATCGGTGGTTTGCGTGGTATCCGGTGCGGACCATTGACGGACGGTTTGCGTGGCTGCGGTGGATCTGGCGGGCGCGCTATCAGTCGAAGGCGTATTTGGACGGGCCGACGATTGAGTGGTTTGTGACGGCGCGGGTGGATGGGTATGGCGACTGAGGGGGAGGCGGCCTGGGTCGAATGTCCGGATGATTGCGGGGATTATGTCTGCACGATCCACGGCGGGCATGTTTTCGATTGCGAGTGTCCGGAGATTATCGTTTGGGCGGAGTGGGGGATTTATCCCTATGATGAGGGCAGCGCGGCGCGGGCTCTCCCGCGGTTGAGGCCGATGGGCTGAGTGGATATTAACTATTCCTACCGGGACGTTCCTACGCTGCGGGCTTTCGCGCAGTCGAACGCCTTTATCCGTGGGGTGGTGGGGCCGGTCGGTGGCGGCAAGTCGTCGGCTTGCGTGGTTGAGGTTCCGCGGCGTGGGCTCGCGCAGAGGCCGGGGCGGGACGGGATCAAGCGGACGCGATTTGCGGTTGTGCGCGGGACGTATCCGGAGCTCCGGGATACGACGATCCGGACGTTTTTCCAGTGGTTGCCCCCGGAGTATTTTGGGCGGTGGCATGCCGGCGAGCACAAGTATCTGATCAAGGCGTTTCCGGGGAGCGAGATTGAGGTCCTGTTCCGCGCGCTGGATCGGCCGGAGGACGTCAAAAAGCTGCTGTCGATGGATCTTACCGGCGCCTGGGTGAATGAGGCGCGGGAGATACCCTGGGCGATCATGGATGCGCTGCAGGGTCGTATTGGGCGGTATCCGTCTGCGGCCGATGGCGGGCCTTCGTGGTTTGGGCTGTGGGCTGACACCAATCCGCCGGACAGCGATAGCCGCTGGTTTCGCTTCTTCGAAGAAGGCGACTGGCTGGAAGGCTTCAAGGCGTTGGTGCGGGAGGGGGTGTTACCGCATGGCTCTCAGCCCGAGGATTTTGCCGCGATATTCAAGCAACCGTCCGGACTGTCGCCCGAGGCGGAGAATATCCCGAATTTGCCGCATGGGTATTATGCGCGGCTGTGCATCGGCAAGTCGAAGGAATGGGTGAAGGTTTATGTGAAGGGCGATTACGGCTTTGTCTCCGACGATCGGGCCGTGTTCCCGGAATATATCGACGATGTGCATTGCCGGAGCGATGTTGAGCCGGTTGAGGGCGTCACGATCCTTCGGGGATGGGACTTCGGGCTGACGCCGGTTTGCATTTTCATTCAGGTTCTCCCGGACGGGCGCGTTCTGATTTTCGATGAAATGGTCTCCGACAACATGGGGATTGATCGGTTCTCCGATGAAGTGCTCGAGCATTGTTCGCGGTCGTTTCGGGGCCAGGTGAGTTTCGAAGATTACGGGGATCCGGCGGGGCGGACGCGCGCGCAGACGGATGAAAAGACGTGTTTCGAGATTATGCAGGCGAAGGAGATCGCGATTGAGCCCGGACTGCAGACGCTCCGGATACGGCTGGAAAGCGTGAGAAAGCCGCTCATGCAGCTCAGGGGCGGGAAGCCGCAACTCGTGTTGCACAAGCGCTGCCGGACGGTGCGGAAGGCGTTTATGGGCGGCTACCATTATCGCCGGCTAATGACGCGCGCCGAGCGGTACACGTCCGAGCCGGAGAAAAATCATCCTTATTCGGACGTCATGGACGCGGTCGAATATGTTTTCACGATCCTATTCGGTGGCGGGTTGACGGATAATCAGAACGCTGATGATGATGAGTTTGCGCGCCGCGCGGCCGGCGATCGGATGGGTCCTGGTCGCGGGCGGTCTTTGGTGACGGGGTACTGATGCGGCGGCTGATCTGGCGTTGGGTCCTGCGGCCGCTGATCGCGGTCAACTACTGGCTGCGGCTGAAAGAACTTTGTTCCGATCGCATGTTTTGGGCCGATGCGGTCGCGGTAAGGTGGGGATATTATTACAATCCCCCGTGGCTGGCGCGGCGGTTGCTGGCAGAACACGGGCCGCGGTCGAACTGGCGGGGAGATTGAAATGGGCGGATTCCGGGTAGGTATTCCGATCGCGGCGGCCATGATTGCGGCGCTCTCCATGTCGATCGCGGCGGATCCGATCAACTTGTCAGTTGATCCGGCCGAGCCGTCACCACGCGGGAGCCGTCGGGAGCGCGAACGGCGTTCGACTGAACCAAAGGCGCACAGCCACGCGGGCGAGATTGCTCGGAAGGCGAAGGCGAAAGCTCGCCGGGAAGCCAAACGCTGTTAATTTTTTCAACCGCAAATGAGGCCGTGATTATTTCATGGACACGGCTTTGATCCGGGTCCATTGATCGGGTTCCATCAACCTTCGGAGCTAAAACCCGATGCGGATTGACCTGATTACGGACATTAAAGCCCTCTCCGACAAGGCCGCCAAGGCTGGCGATTCAGGCGATGCGATGCGGTTCTCGCAAGCCGCGAACAACATCGCCAACGCAATGTCGAATGTCTGCACCATGCCGACAGAAGATCCCCCGAACCCGACCTGGGTCGTCCCTCCCGGCTCGGTGCCAAAGCCATGAAAAAGAAACCGAAACTGCCGGCGTCGGGAAACCAGTTTGACGACGCTCCCACGGTGCGGGAGTACGACGACCGCCGGATACTCTCGCAAATCTGCGATTGGTGGGACAAAGACGAGCGCGTGTCGCTTGTCGCTTTCGCTCTGCGCGATGATCACGAGGGCGGAGCGACCGCTAAAACCATGATCACGACCTCGCCGCATCATGGTCTCGAAATTCTCTACCAGGTGGCCAAGCACATCACATGCAACTGCGGCCATCCCGACTGCCACATCACGAAAACTGCGGCCGCGGTGGTCGCGACGATTGAGCTGCAGATGGTGTCGGCGCGTGGCGAGAAGGTAGCACTTCACTGAGCGCCCCTGGCCGCTTCCTGCGGCTCTGGCGCGGCAAGACGCCGTATGCGGCGCTCGAAGGCTATTGCCACTTCTGTCCGGGCTGCAAACAGGCTCACAGCATCACCACGGGCGGAATTGAGAACCCCTGGGAGTTCAACAAGGATTTCGAAGCGCCGACGTTCACGCCCTCGGTGCGCCTGTATGTCCACGATGAGGCCGGGGCGGAGCACACGGTCTGCCATTACAACATCACGAAGGGCGAAATTAAATTCGGGCCCGATTGCGAGCATGGGCTGAAAGGCCGGACGGTACCGCTGCCGGAGTGGCCTTACGCTCCGGGCGAATATGGGGGGATTGAGGAATGAGCGCGCGCGCCGGCGGGTCCGCATCAAAAATTACGGTGTTTCGTGAGAACTGGAATCTGATCAATCGGAACCTGTGGCGAAAGGTGCCCGGGACGCCGCTGCAGTTTCACCTGGTCGAAGCGTCATGGATACGCGGCCGGGTTCGCGCAGACGGGAAGTTCATCCAGATTTACCAGGACTTTTGCCTGGGCGGGAACTCGGAAGCCTATGCCTGGATGCCGCCGGATCTGGTGATTGTGGAAAAGTGCCTCTCGCCGCTTGAAAGGCGCAATACCGCGGTGCATGAATTTGAAGAGTTGGTTACTATGGCGAAACGCAAGAAGCCGTATGAGACGGCACACAGCGACTTCGCCAATCCGAGAGAAAAGATTTTGCGCGAACACCCCGACAGGTACGAAGCGATTTGGACGGAGCTGTGCGACGAATATCGTCAGTTCCTCCAAGCGACCGGGGGCTATGCCGATCGCGTTGGCGCCAATGCCTGAGCTCCGCGAAATCAAAAGTCAGACGCAGGAAGCGAATGAGAGCGCCGTCCGCATCCTCCGCAAGCTGCTCGATGAAGCTGAGTCGGGGAAAATCGAAACGGTCTTTGCCGTCTGCTTTGATAAGGGCGATATGTACTTTGTCGATTGCAGCTTGAGCATGAACACGACCTTGAAACTCGGCAGTTTGGATCGCATCAAGGCCGCACTCCTTAGCGAGGAAGAGTAAGTTCCGCGGCGTGAACGAATCGCTAACCGGCGATTTGTGACATGGTTAATGAGGGGGAACGGGTGGGGAACGCCGAACCATTGCCGCAAGTCGAAGTGCCAATGTCCGGCATTGTTTGGGACAGGAAATTCGGCGGTTACTGCAAATGCGAGCCGGTTGGCGGGATAATGCTGATCGGCGCCGGCCCATGTAAGAATTGCGGCGCGACACCCCTGCCGATTCCAATTTGGTTTGTCAGAAATGAGGACGTTGTCGACCGGGTTATACTGATCCCGGATCACTGGCAGCAGTCCATGACAGACGGGAATTGGTATGATCCAGCGCTGGCGCCGGCCGGCAGGGGGCCATTTTTGCCGCGGCAAGATCCCTGCAGGGCGCCGCCAAAAGCGCCGGTGACACTGACCGTCGTTCACAGGGATGAACGCGACCGTCAAAGCGTGTTGTCGATTCTCCGTGGGCTGATTGAGGAGGCGGAGGCCGGCAAAATCTCAGGTGTTCACATCGCGGCATTTTACCCCGATGAAAACGGCACGGACGGGGGCATGCGGACCATTTCGAGCAATACCGTTTGCATCACGGAGAGGATTGGCTCGCTGGTCCGGCTGATCCTCGATTTGCACGATGGCCGATAGGAGCAAGCCAATGGCTGAACGGAACATTCCCATGACGCCGTCTCCGGATTCCGATGCAATCGACAGTCACGGATACGACACCGAATCACGTAAAATGCGGGTGAAGTTCAAGGGCAAAGGCGGCGGTACCTATGAGTACGACGACGTACCCCCGGAGAGATACGCGGCCTTTACCGGGGCAAACTCGATGGGCACGTTTCACAACAAGAAGATCCGGCCCAATCACAACGGCCGGAAGGTGACGTGATGTTCAACCGAAAAAGGCGACGGTCGGACCTTGATCGGCAGCAGGAACAATTCGACCAAATTCTCATCATGTTCAAAAGGATGCTGACAATTATGAGCCAAGCGGACACAAAAATTCAGACGTTGAAAGACGATGTTGCGAAGCTGACGACGGTTGTCGCGTCGGCTACGGCGATGATCGGCGGGTTTCAGGCGCAACTCGCGGCAGCGGTACAGGCCGCACTCGACGCTGGCGCTACGCCGGCGGAGCTTCAAAGCCTCACAGACCTGCACACAGCAATTTCGGCACAGAGCGACGGGCTCGCGGCGGCGGTTGCTGCGAACACCCCGGCGCCCACTCCCGCAGCGGACCCGGCTTCCGGCGGAACGCCGCCCGCCGGTGCGGACCCAACGGCAGATCCCGCTTTGACGGCGGCAGGCGCGGCAACCGCAGCGGACCCGGCTTCCGGCGGAACGCCGCCCGCCGGTGCGGACCCAACGGCAGATCCCGCTTTGACGGCGGCAGGCGCGGCAACCGCAGCGGACCCGGCTGCTGCCGCGGCTGGCGCCTGATCACGAATCAGCATATAAGCTGGCCTTCTCAAGTTCCCCTTGAGTCACATTGCAGACGCTTAGGCGGTACCCTCCCGGGGTGCCGCCTTTTTCTTGTCAACCGTGATATAGCAAAAGCCTGATTCTCGTCTCACGGGGGCAAAGCCGTGGCTTTCATCCAGTCCAGCCGTCCAAACCTGCTCGCGTCCGTTGTGCCGCTTCATCCGGTAGACGATGGCGAACTGATTGATGAAACCGAGCCCGAAGAAGATTCTCCCGTAGAACCGCGGGCGAAACCCAGGAACGTCAAAAAGCAGCTTGTCTCCTGGATTGGAAACGAGAATATCGCCCGCGACGTCGATTATATGACTCTCGACGCCCTCGGTGTCCTGGTCGTCCAGGAATATGAAATCGACGAAAGGTCTTGCGCCGAGTGGAAGCAGGAAGCCGAGACGGCGCTAAAATTTGCCACGCAGAAGGCGACCCCGAAACAGTATCCGTGGCCGGACGCTTCCAACGTCATTTACCCCCTGATCACGCGCGCCGCGATTGAATTTGCCTCGACGACCTATCCCGCCATCATCGCGAACCGCAACGTCGTCAAAGGCGCCGTGTGGGGAGGCGATAAGGGAACGCCGGCCATGAGCGCGCAGGGGACGCCGGTTGTCGGCGCGGACGGAAAGCCGCAATGGCTCGTCCCACCTGGCGCCAAGACGGCGCGCGCGGATCGCATCGGGTCACACATGAGTTGGCAGCTCCTCGACCAGCTCGAGTATTGGGAATGGGAAACCGATACGCTGCTGCACCAAATCCCGATCGTCGGCGGCGCGGTCCGGAAAACCTATCGCAACCCCATGACGGAAACGAACGAATCCGTCCTCGTCCCGCTCACAAACCTGATCTGGAATAAAGGCGCGAAGTCATTTTCGGCCGCTCCGCGCCACACCGAAATCATCACCCTGCAGCCCTTCGAAATCGAAGAATACGAACGGGCAGACGAAACCTTCCTGAAAATCTCCTACGGCGCGCCGGCGCCCGATGCGGAGGGTGAGACGCCCGATCCGGCCGATACATCGGCGCCACAGGTATTTCTCGAACAGCATCGCCGCTATGACCTGGACGGCGACGGCTACCCCGAACCGCTGATCGTCACCGTATGCAAGCAGTCGTCCAAGGTGGTTCGCATCGTCGCGCGCTACAATGAGAAGGGCATCAAATTCACGGGCGGCGAGGTCAAGGTTATCAAGCCGGTCGATTGGTACACGCTATTTCCGTTCTTCCCGGATCCCCGGGGCGGCTCGTATCCCATCGGCTTCGGGCATCTGCTCAAGCCGTTGAACGAAGCCATCA